CTACTTCGTCAGGTTTTAGTTCAGCAACACCTCCAGGCCCAAGAGTATTAGCTATTTGTACAAACTGCATTACCTCGTTTACCTCTTCTAGGTTTTGAGCTTTTGCTAGGGGAGACACAGGAGTAACTTTTACTTGCAAACCATTGACCTTCAAAGGCATCTGTATCAAGCCTTTCTCATCCATGATATGTAGTGTTTTAGCTACTATAGGCACCATCGTCTCTGTTATGAGTCTACCAAAAGCAGCTCCCATATTTTGAGCTAGTTCTTTCATTCTTTCTACAATCTCTGTTGCTGACCTAGCTGACATGTTATCAGGCGGCAATGTATCATCTAGCATTGTTTTTTTAATATTCATTCTAAGATCATTGATAACAATTTGAGACACGTTGAAGTCTCCAGATCTTGGTAAAGGTGCAAGCGAAGCGCCTTGTGGCCCACCGTTTCTTGCTACAGGTATGATTGATCCTGGCGATATTCTAATGTTTGATGGGTTTATCACGCCATCATCTGCTGCTGTATAGACACCAGCGCAAGCAATAGATGCGTTTTTAAGCAATAGCTCTAATGTTTTGTTAAGAGTTTTGATATCAGGTAGCGCAGAGACTAGAGGGCCTCTCCCAAATACTTCACCTGGTAACTTCATATATCTTGCAACAATCCATGGCGACTGCTTCATTCTTCTAAAGACTAACTCTTCAGCAGTCTTTTCATAGATGATATGGTAGCAATAGTCACCTCTGTCTGTGTCTACAATAACAGATTCCAAAAGTTCTACCATTTCAGATGGTTTGTTTTCTATAATCTTTTGTATGCTGCTTGGTATTTCTGCATCTGGGAATGTTCTTGATATTGCTTCTGCTCTAATTTTGTATTTTCTATAAACGTTATCTACTGTGCCATATGGGCCTTCTTCTAGTGCTAACAAATATTGGGGAACAGGTGTAAACCTTATAGGTGTAGTATCGTCACCTGGTTGTATCAACATTGCTGCTGTGCCAACAGATAGATCCAGCAAAAACTCTCCCATGGCTAAATCAAAGTTGCTTTGTCTTAAAATACTAAACATTTTTTCGCTGTATAAATCTAAAGCTTTTTGTGTGTTGACACGAAACTTTTCTGGTATTTCGTTTCCTGGCTCTAACCTACACCATTTTTTTACAGGTGGGAAAAGGCCTGACTGTATTCTATTGGCAAATCTTTGTGTGGAGTGAATCGCTGTAGAATCAAACACCATGTTCATTTTATCTTGACCAGGCACATTTCCTTCGTAGTATCCTTCGTATAAATTTCTTTGTGGTAAAGCGTATCTATAACAATCTTCGTAGATTGTTCTCCATAAATCTTTTCTTGCAAAAGCCTTTTTTGCTCTATCTAATGCTTGTCTTGGAGTAAGCTGTTTCATGTTTTTTTATGCCTGTTTGCAAAGTTCCTAGCACTCTCTTTACTACGAAAACCCCATGCTTTCAATGCTAATAGTAGCCTAGTTGGCTCGCCCTTGCTATCTCTTTCTTTCCCAGCCATACCGCCGAAACGTGCAGCAAAAGAAACTCTTCTAGGATTTGTGCCTGTCTTGATAGGCGATTTTAAATTAGATCCTTCTGTTTTTTTGAAATGATCTCTACCAGCCTGATTCAGACCTCCCTCGGGATTTTGAAACTTCTTGGCTACCACTATCCTTTATTCTTTTTTGCAGCAGCTATGACATCACCCCTAGTTATTTTATTGGGATCTCCGTACATAGAAGCTAGATCAGAATCACTTTTTTTTTTAGTCTTTTTCTTTTTCTTCATTTTATACATATAGCCTGGCATATTACCTCCTATCCTTTTCTTGTTAAATCTTTGTCTGCTTTTCTGGCCCCGCCCTTACCTGTAACAAAACTTCTAACCCTACCCATAGCCCAAGCATGTGCAGATACATTACGAGAACCGCTAGAATAATAAGCTCCTAGTCCTCGTTTGTAAACTTTGTTAAGGGTTGATGTACTAAATTTACTTGTATAACTACTTGGAAACTTAGGCATTGGCTCTCCGTTTTGATATATCGTCCATCATGGCCGCAGTTAATAATCCTTTTTTATATAATCTTCTTGTTCTCAAAATCTCTGCCTCTTTGGCCTTGGGATTTTTTGCACCAGCTAAATATTTCAAAGGCACGCCCTTGTCAGTCTTAGCCACTTTCTTAAATTTTCTTCTCACTAGCTAGGTTTTCTGTGTCTTGGGTTTCTAATATATTTTTGTTCGTGATGATCCATTGTTTATCCGAGTGTGCTATTTCTATCTCTAGGGTTTCTTATAGGAGAATAATCAGCTCCAGATGCAGCAATGTTGCCAGATCCTCCTATTAAAGATCTTGATGCCACTCTACGTGAACGTCTAGTCACTTTTCTAGTAATATCTTTTTTATCAGCTTCTGTTTTTTTAGAAATGTCTGTTTTAGCAGCAATCTCTTCTCTTGTATCTGCTGATCGAGCGGGAGAGCTACCACCGCCAGTCACAGTCTTAACCGCTTTGACTGGAATATTGACAGCCTTCCTAATAATTTTTGTTACTGATCCTCCCATTAGGTTATCCTCCTTTCATCTTCATACGGGTTTCTTATTGATTCGTTGCCAGCTAAATCTGTGCCTACTCCAAGAGCTGGAGCCTTTCTATCTTGTGAGTATAAAAGCCTAGCGCTTTTTCTTCTAGCTCTAGCGCTTGCTGACGTTTTTCTTAATTCTTTTTTTTCTCTATCATCAGCTCTTCTCTCCCTTTCATCAAGGGCAGCGTCTGTTGCCGCCATCTGAGGAGGCGGAGTGTATTTCGGTGTTTTAAAAAGTCCCGACATATTACCTCGCAAATATTCTACTATACATTATCATATCTTTTTTATCGTATGTATAGCTTTTTAGAAGGCCTTCTTTTTGAAATTTCATAGCTCTTATCCACTTTAGTGCAACAAAGTTTGCAGCATCTACTGTTACGTGTATCCTATGTAGATCTAACTCTTTTGCAATCTCTTCCATAAAATTTAAAGATCCTTTGTGGAAAGGAATCCTCCATTGTTTTATTTTATTGACATCTGGAAGTAACCAACATTCAGCTACATGAGGCCATTGCTCTACAACACCAAAACAAACGATTGGCTCACCATTGTCAAGAATTGTAAAAGCTGCGCCTTGGTTTCTTGCACATTCTAAATAATCTTTGTAGTGTGGGATCTCCTGTAGGCTTCGCTTGTCCATATCACCAAGCTGCATCATGTTGAGAAAAAAACCTTCAAAGTTAACAGCTGTCAACCCTTCTATGTTTTGAATTCCTAAAACTTCTTCAAGTCTGTCGAGGTTCATGCAAATACATCGAAGTCCGTCTTAGCAACAGATTGCCTAAATTTAGGATTATGGCCTCTGGTCAACGCTTTGTGTTCACCACCTCCAAGCATAAGATACATGAAAGCATCGCCTATGTGAGAGTGTTCATTTTTGTTGGGACTGTCTTTATATCTTTCTCCGCCTGATATCTGTATCCTTCTGAAATGATATCCTCCAGCTAGTGACTTTCTTAGTCTTTTACATTTCTTGTCAACCAAAAGGCCTGGCTTGCCTTGTATCAATCTGTTCATAGGCATAGCTCCTGCCTCTCTTCTAACTCTAAAATCGTTAGTTGCGGTTGGCCTTGCTGATAAACCAATAGATCTTAGATGATCAAATGCTGTAACTTCATAGATTTCGTCTCTTTTTTGACCTGCTGGATCGCCCCATATCATGACATCATACTTGGGAAACTTTTGTGCTAACTCTGTTTTGAGCAAAGTCCCAAACCTTTCTAAACCCATGTCAAACGTAACAAGTTCATCTAAGACAACCCATCTGCCGTTTGACAGTCTTTGGCCAAATACAGCTGCTGGTGTCAAACCAAAGTCAACGCCTACCTGTATAGGGTATTGTGGATCAGGCTCTAAACTTTCTTGAGCCATTATGTTGTCATCATACTCAGAAATAACAGGTTTGCCTTCTTGCACATAGGTGTACAAGCCCTGTGCATAGCAACGAATCCAGTCAATATTTTTACCAAGAAGGGTTTGCTCGTAGTACCCATTGGGCAAATTGACTTTGTTTTCTGTGTTTGGGTTGACCATCCACCACTTGTTAGCGCTAAATACAAACCCGTTTGCTTCTGGGTTTTCTGGTAGATCGTCTTTTTTATACTCTTCGACAGCGCCAGGTTGTTTGAAAAACTTCCAAGCATAGCGCCCTCTCATCTTTTCTT